TGACCATCTGGAGACGCCTAAGCACTACGCCAGAGCCTTGTATAACCAGCAAGGCGCCACGCGTGAGCAGTGGGTATGTCTGGATAAACTCTGGACGGCTGAAAGCCATTGGAATTACAAGGCACGCAATACAAACGGCGGTGCGCTGGGCATAGCACAGGCTTGGCCAGCAGAGAAGTATCAAGTAATGGGTACTGATTACAAGACTAATTGGCAGACACAGATCCGATGGGGCTTGCTTTATATCAAACTTCACTGGCATAATGATGCTTGCGCGGCTTTAAGAAATGAAAGCCGCCATGGATATTACTAAAATAATAGCCAAGATTGAAAGCAATAAGACGACACTGCCGCTTGAACATAAGGATGCAGTGTGGATGGATGGCTTCAATCATGGTCTAGACTGGGCTATACGTATCTTGGAAGGAGATAAAAGCGCGTCATGACCCACGATGAATTGTTGGCAAAATTAAACTCTGCTCCAAACGCCGATACTTGCTGGAAAATAGCGATTATTCGTGCAGTAGTGGAGTTACATAATGAGTTTGCCAGTCCAAGCATTTTTGACACTAAAACTGTTTGTATGCATTGCACTCAAGATGTTAGTAATGTGGTGTATTACCCATGCTTAACTATTCGGACTATTGAGAAGGAGTTGAAATGATTACATACCCACATATTAAGCAGGCGCCAAAGGTCCTGATACATATCCTGGCAAAGGATAAAGAAAAGATCCTGCCTGAATGGCTTAAACAGAACCTAGACAACATAGACTACCCACGCGACAGAATCTATCTATACTTTAGAACCAATAACAATAACGATGCAACTGCGAATGTTATCCACAGTTGGATAGACGATCAACAGGTGCGTCGTGAAAGCCCATTTACTTATGAAAGCGACAGATCATTGTATGAGTGGGCTTCAATTGAAGTAGATGACTCCGACATAGCTACGCCTGTACAGAACTACGGCGTACATGAGTGGAATGCCGAAAGGTTTAAGGCGCTGGGAGCGCTTCGCCAAGAAGGCATAGATAAAGCACGCTTTTGGGAGACAGACTTTTACTACACCTGCGACGTGGACAACTTTGTATTACCCCACACGCTCAAGAAACTAGTATCATACAATCAACCAGTGGTGGCACCCCTTATCCGCTACGCTCTAGGGAAAGAGGAACATAAGCCTTATGCCAACTACCACAATATTGCCAGCCCAACGGGTTACTATCAAGACAATTACGCGTATTATCGTATCCTCAACGGCGAAGTCAGAGGGCTTATCAAGTGTGACGTCGTTCACTGTACATATCTCATCCGTCAAGACATACTCCCAAAGATCAAATATGTTGATGGAACCGATGACTATGAATACGTTATCTTTAGCCGACGCTTGCGAGAGCTTGGCATTACTCAATGGCTAGATAACACAGAGCTATACGGCTATCTCACGCTTGACGAAGACGTGGATGCTTGTGTACAATGGATGGATAAACTTAAAGAAGCATATGTAAACAACAGGATTGCCGCTCGCTAACCCTTCCAGGCTTGTAGCGGCAAGAGAAAAGCCACCGAGATTTATCGGTGGCTTTTGCTTTGGGTACTTCCCCTTACCCAAACCTATCTTTTAGGATGATCGGTGGTGTAGAAACCGGTGCCGTTGAACCTAACAGGTGGAGCTGAGTATACTCTGTTCATAGGCGTATCACAACATATTGGATCCGATGCCTCGGCATGGATACTACGCTCTACCTCATATTGCGTAGCGCACTTGGCGCATCTGTATTCATAACTAGGCATTACTTAGTCCAAATCTCAAAGCCAATGTACCAACGCACGGCATTCATCATAAAGGCACGATCATGCGGGTCATAGTCAATACCAAAACCCCAGTAACTTGTTATGCCATGAAAGAATTTAATCTTCATTTAATACTCCCAACTTACATTCATCTACACAATTCCATATCAGTTCATAATATGAATGACCCAATGATTTACGTATCTCAGTATAGCAGTCTGGATGGTGGATCGGCTTCTCATACGTCATCTTCTGGCACCTCTGCTGTAAATGGTGACTGCCCACCTAAATGGTTGTTAAGCCTACGCAAAGCACCATCCACTTTGCGGTGTGCGGTGGTGTCGCTGACTTCCAACTCCTCTGCTATTTGGCTAAAGGTAAGTTGATGCTCAAACTTAAGCTGTAATACATCCCGATCCATCTCATCCAACTTGGCTAACGCCTTGCGAATGTCTAGCAATTGAACAACATAATTGCCACCTTCAGCGGGGTTACCACCACCGGATACGCGTGGCTTGGTAGCGTCGCGTGTCTCAACTACATCAGCCCATACAAATGGAAGCAATTCAGACAAAGTAATAGGTGAGTAGTAAGCCTCATCCTCAATAGAATATCCAAGTGATTGCGCTTTGCGCTTGCGACAATAACGATCCGCGTGCCTGGATAGTGTCTTACCAAGCTGCTTAATTCCACCCTTGTATTCTTCAGATGACTGTTCATGGTTAAGCCACTGCTTTACCTTCTTATCACGGCGCAAGATCCATACCATTAACTCTTGGCGTACATCAGACACGTCAAAGTATGTGTGATATTTGCGGTGAACAGTGCGTGCTACTTGAGACGCAATGTCAGATGCTTCTTCTACCCAGTTATCCATAAATAGTCTCAGGTGGTTTGAGATATTTTTGTTGAACAGCAAAGACTGGCGCACGCATAGTAGTGTTGTAGAACTGCTCTGTCTGTGCCTCATAGCCATACATCCAGCCATGAATACAAGCTACATAGTGCGTAGGTAAGGTTACCAAAAGGTACTTACGGGATGGATCATCGTCATGATTGATGAGTAATTTACCGCTAGAATAAGCCGTTGTGCGTACTTCAAACTCTCCAACATCGCCCATCTTACGCTCTTCAAATAAAGCAAATGGGTATTTATCCTGCCATCTAGCAATCGCTATCTCACCCAAGCAACCGCTAATCTCACGCGCTACCTGCTCAACCCAAGTGGGAGCATGGCCTTGCGTAGCATCATTACCTTTGGCTCTATTGTAATTAAAGCGAGCAACCGCTTCAATCGTGGCAAAAGATAAATCGCCATGAGACATTTTAATTTCAATCATTACCAGCGCCACACCTTGCCGTCAACAACAAAACTATTTTTAACGATAGGTACGAGCTGCGGTACTACATTCTGCCCATCTACATGGAGAATGCCAAAGCCTTTGTTCCAAGTAAACAAACCAGCTTTAATATAACGAGCATACTTATAGTCCATGAGGTTACCAAGTTCCATGCCCCATACAGTTCTAGTCTTACCTGCCCAACCTTGTGTATGGTGTGTCAGTCCTGCTCTATGTGTATGTCCACAAGCAACCGACATACCAGCACGCTTAGCAAGACCCAATGCTGTAGCACCGGCAGTTGGTTGTACGTTACCTTCATCCCCGTGCATCAGTAGCCAGCCAGGAGCAATCTCAAATGGATCATGATGGTACTCAATACCAAGTTCATCTAAGCGTAAGAATTGTTCAATTTCTAATTCAGGTAAGCCAAGAAAGCCTGGCACCTTTGATTTAATTTTATTGTATAGTCTGTCGCTATGGTTACTGCGTACCATATGCTCAACAGTTAAATCCTCTAGTAACTTAACAGTAATGTCACGATGACGACCTAAATCCCGTTGCCACTCACCCTCGCCGCCTTCTTCCCATCGGCTGATCTGTGGGAAGTCAATCTCATCTCCACATGTAGCAACTACATCGGGTTGATAAGCACGAATAAACTTCTTGATAGCGTTGGTTGCGCCAACGTCATGGTATGGGCTTTGTAAGTCACTAAGGATAACTATTGTTTTCATTGTTTGGGCCAAGTACCTCTCTGTACCATTAGCGCAATCACGGCGTAGTTCGCCATATCTTTGAACGAGTCTTCAATAGACTCATGCTTAGGTGTTTCCTTGCTTGAGAACAAATTCTTGAGACGTTCAAACTTATCGCCAATGCGTACAAGAAGACCGTTGATAGGCCCACCATAAGCGTTATTAACATTGCCTGGGCCATAGTCCTGCTGTTTCGTAATAAGGAGATTACCAATTTCATCCATCACTTCCCAGACTGCGGATGCAAAGGCGGAATTTGAATTGTGATTTGATTTGGGCTTTGTATCTTCACTATATTGAATCCCAAATCGGTCAATAACTTTAACGCTATTTCCATATCCTCGCTCACTCATTCATCTCCCCCTAGATCGTCGTTAAATTGCCCTCTAAAATAATAGTTTTTATCTGCTTCATTCAGCTCATAACAGTATATCACACGCTTGCCATCAGTAAGGTGTTGCACCATTTCAATCTGATCCAATACCCAAAAAATTTCTGGCACTTGTGCGCCATCTTTTGGACCATACATAAAGGTGGGCATTCACTTGGCTTCCTGAATCAAGTTAACAGTTATCTTGCCACCGGTAAAAGAGTCGTATTTACTAGCGATTTGTAAGGCTTTTGTGATGATCTTGCGAGCCTTAACTGCATCATCAATAAGTGTGCCACCCCCAAGAGCAGTCATGGCACCAAGAGCAAACTTCTCCCCACTGCCAGCTACATAGAGATTGTCGGCGTTACGCTCCCATGAATAGTCCTCATTGATGCAATAAAGTTTGCCTTTGACTGCCACAATAATAATGTTGTCATGCTCAACCGCAGACTCAGCCTTGCTAAATTCATAACCTGCATCTAAAAAAGCCTTACGAATGGCTGGAATAAGTTGCCTAGTAATGTACTTGTCTATGTCCTTGCCATTGATCTGTGGTGGTACAAAGTCATGCTCAAGAATGTTGATGCCGCGTACTGACCCAGCCATAGCAAAAACAAGATTGTTATTTTTAAATACTTTACCATTGGGTATGTTGATACTAAAGCCATCCTCGCTAGAGGATTGAGAATCAGCTCCGATCATCACCCAATCTGGTCCTTCAATGGCGGCTATAGTTGTCACAAACGCTTACCAATCCACTCAACAACGTTGACGGTAACAGCGTTACCCATTTGCTTATAGCGGTGACTATCTGCCTGTCCATCAGTCCAGTCATCAGGAAAACCTTGCAGTCTTTCACATTCAACTGGAGTAAGACGGCGAACTACAGATTCAGTTGCCACACCATGTCCACTGGCACTATCTAATGTATACATTGGGTCGCCTTCTTCTCCAAAACCTTTACCTTGCGGACCAGCTGTTTCACTTCTACCTATGACAGTTCCTTGAATAGCAAAGGCAACAGACTGCCCACCTGTTCTATCAAGTGTGTAAGATGGATCGTCTTTATTACCAACACCTAAACCGTTTTGTTTCTTATTCATCTCACGTCCATCTTGTATTGGAAATATCAGTACAGTAGCCCTTACATCACCATTGTCAAAAGCATTCAAAGTAGGTGCCACCCCCCCCTGTATCCACGTTTCATAGTCATCAACACTTTGCGCCCTACGGCTTTTCGTGAACCACAAGTTTATTCTCCGCCACGTATTGGTTTCCTATTCCCTTGTAATCTCTCGCTTGGAGCGTACCAACAATGTTTCGCTGCCCCCCCCCCAAGTCACCACCATTGGCTCTTAAAGTTCCAGTTCCTTCTTGATAATTAGCAAAGGATGATGGGGTAAAACCTTCAACAACAAGATTGAAATGTTTAGAACCACTTGGTCCACCTGTTCCTTTGTGCCACTTGGAAGTTACTGAAGTTGTTGCGTCTGTTGATGTAAGCCAGCCAGCTGTTCTAGCGCTATCTGCAATTTTTCTGGTAACTTTTTTCCTCGGTTGTTTGCTCGGCGCAGGATTCCCTCTGCCGCTTTCTGACTCAATGAGTACCGGCTGTCTGCTTCTGTCAATAGTACTTCCGACAATGAAGACTCTACGGCGTCGTTGGGGTACTCCGAAGAATTGCGAATCCAAAACTC